TTAGCTGTGGCGCTTATACGGGCAATGGGACATTTGCTGGTTTAGACGTTGATTTAGGCTATGAAGCGCAATTTGTAATTGTTAAAAGAACAACAGCATCTGATGCAGGCGCGAATTGGGTTGTAGTTGACACTATGCGTGGAATGAATCAACAAGGCGTAGCAGAAGGAGCGCGAAATTTATTGGCAAATACCACCGCAGATGAGTCAGCGCAAGGTTATCTTGCAACTAACTCCAAGGGTTTTCATGTCAATAGTGATAGCGCCGCAGTTAATCAATCTGGTGAAACATTCATCTACATAGCAATCCGCCGTGGCCCGATGGCCGTGCCTGAGTTGGGTACTACGGTGTTTAGTCCAATTGCGTCTTCAGCATCTGTCGATACGCAACTAACAACTAATTTTCCTGTTGATTTGCAAATGTATGGAATTAGGGCCGGCGACGCTGCAAACATTACAACAAGCGACAGGCTGCGCGGTGTAAGTACGACTAACATTGCAAGTGGTCAATTCATTGTTACTTCGTCTACGGCTGCTGAAACAAACGGGACATACACAAGACAATGGGGGAACACTGGGTTTGTTATGCCTGCGGGGATTGGAGGCACTTCCGGCATCTTTTGGAACTTTGGACGTGCCCCCGGCTTCTTCGATGAGGTTTGCTATACGGGGACGGGAACCAACAGGACTGTGGCACACAACTTGGGAGTTGCGCCTGAGTTGATGATAGTCAAAAAGCGGTCTAGTACGGCAGGGTGGGCGGTTTATGCAGCCCCATTAAGTGCAACCAATGCTGTTTTTTTAAACTTAACAAATGCAACAAGTGCAATATCAAGTATTTGGAATGACACAGCACCAACATCTTCCGTGTTTACAGTTGGTGTAGCAGGCACAACAAATGATGTTAGCCAAACTTTAGTTGCCTACCTCTTCGCAACCTGCCCCGGCGTGTCCAAAGTAGGCAGTTACACAGGCACAGGCACAACCCTAGCCATCAACTGCGGCTTTACGACAGGTGCAAGGTTCGTTCTCATCAAGCGTACAGACGACACGGGTGACTGGTATGTCTGGGACAGCGCACGGGGAATTATTGCGGGTAACGATCCATACTTGCTTATCAACAGTTCAGCGGCTGAAGTGACCGGCACAGACTATGTTGACACCGCATCGACAGGCTTTGAGATTAGTTCAACAGCCCCCGCGGCTATTAACGCCAGCGGTGGTTCTTACATTTTTTGGGCGGTGGCCTGATATGCGTGACCCCTTCTTACACGCTTACACGCAGCAAAAGAGCAACGCCAAAGAACGCGGCGTTGCGTTTTTGATTTCATTTGACGAGTGGAAAAGCGTCTGGCTTACATCTGGTAAATGGGCCGAACGCGGACGCGGCGCAGCCAAATACTGCATGTGCCGGATAGGTGATGCGGGCCCCTACGCTGTGGGCAATGTGTTTATTGATCTTGGCGCAAAAAACGTCAGCGACGGCAATATTGGAAAGACCGATAGCCTTGCCACACGCGCTAAGAAGTCAGCCTCTATGACGGGAATGAAACACCCGTGGAACGCTGGCGCTAAAAACGTCAAGCATCGCCCAGAGATTAAAGCTAAGCTGAGCGCAAAAATTGGCGGTGCAAATCACTACAAGGCGATTGGCGTTACAACCCCGCAAGGATTTTTTCCGACAGCGAAGTCGGCTGCTGAAGCTACAGGGGTTAAGCAATCGACTGTTGAATGGCGTGCGCGGTACAAAAAGTTTGGTTTTAGTTACGGAAACATTTTTACGATTTCATAAGGGGTTAATCATGTATCGAATCAAGTCAACGGGAGAAATTGCCTCCCAAGGCGAGCTTAGGAAACTTTTTCGCAACACTTCTTTTCCCCGCGTTTGGGATGAGTCTGTGTTAGACCATATTGGTGTTGACCCCGTGTTTGAGTCGCCGACACCAACAACCACTCGGTATCAGACAGCCAACAAGAACGGTGTTGAGTTTAAAAACGACAAGTGGATGTGGGCTTGGACACTCGGGCCTGTCTTTACTGATGGTGAAACAACTGCCGCCGAACAGGAAGCCGCTTATGTTCAGCGTATAGATGACGCGCAAGCCACTGCTGTACGCGCTGACCGCACCAAACGGTTGGCCGACAGCGATTGGACTCAGTTGTCCGATGCTCCAGCGGCGGGTGCAGGTTGGACGACCTACCGCCAAGCCCTGCGCGACATTACAAGCCAGGCTGGTTTTCCTTGGACAATCACTTGGCCTGACGCCCCATAATCATGGCGGTTACGCTTACCCCCTCGCCAAAAATGCAGTTTTTCACGGCTGCGGGTATTCCCTTGGTCGGTGGCAAACTGTTCACATACGCCAGCGGCACCACGGTGCCTTTGGCTACCTACACCGATAGCACGGGGAACACTGCAAACGCGAACCCCATCATTCTTGACTCGCGGGGTGAGGCCAATGTTTGGGTTGGCCCGTCTAGGTACACTTTTCTGCTGAAAGACTCGCTGGACAATTTGATTTGGTCTGTTGACGGTGTTAATACCCCTATAGGTGTCCAAAACACAGCCATCGTTGCAACAGCAAGCCAAACCGTCTTTACAGTGCCTGAATACGGCCTTGGTGGCTATCTCATGGTGATCGTCAATGGACTCGTCAAAGAGTTTAATTACGATTACACTGAAACAAACACGACTACAATTACTTTCGGCACCGGCCTTACCGCCGGACAAAGGGTTGTTACTCGAATGCTTTAAACCGTACCGATGAGGTTCATCGGGAACTCACTAGAGTTAAAACATGACTGAAGAAGTCCTAGCGGAAGTAGACTCCGCGCCAGCGAAGGTTGTGACGGCCACACCTGAAGTTGAAGCAAATTTGCCGGAAGTAGCTGAAAGCCAGCCTGTTAAGACATTCTCGCAAGAGGAACTTGACGCTGCTATTGGCAAGCGCCTCGCAAGAGAACAGCGCAAATGGGAACGCGATCAAGTCGCTAGGCAAGCAGAAGTGCAAACCAAGCAGGCTGTGTCAAGGGATGTTCCGTCTATCGATAATTTTGACAGCCCCGACGCCTATGCGGAAGCATTGGCGATTAAAAAGGCTGAAGAACTGATCGCTACGCGTGACCGCCAGATGCACCAGGCTGAAGTCGTAGAGGCATATAACGAACGTGAAGAAAAAGCACGGGATAAGTACGATGACTTCGAAGATGTCGTCTACAACCCCAAGCTGCGAATTACTGACGTTATGGCTGAGTCGATTCAATCGTCTGACAACGGCCCCGATCTAGCCTACTGGCTTGGATCAAATCCGAAAGAAGCCGAGCGCATCGCCCGTCTGTCGCCTATATTGCAGGCAAAGGAAATTGGAAAGATTGAAGTCAGATTGGCTGATAATCCTCCGGTAAAAAAATCAACTTCTGCGCCGACGCCTATTAGTCCGGTAACTGCGCGGTCTTCGGGAAGCCCAAGCCATGACACGACTGATCCACGATCAATCAAAACCATGACTACTGGAGAGTGGATCGAAGCCGAGCGCAATCGCCAGATTCGTAAGTACGAAGCACAACGCAATCGCTAACATTTAAAGGACTTTTATGTCAAATAGCATTCTTACGATCGACATGATCACCCGCAAGGCTCTGGAAATTCTGGAGAACAACCTTGTACTTACCCGCAACGTGAACCGTCAGTACGACGACAGCTTCGCTGTCGAAGGTGCCAAGATCGGCTCCACACTGCGTATCCGCCTGCCTGACCGCGCTTTGGTCACTGACGGTGCCGCCCTGCAAGTTCAGGACGACAACGAGCAGTTCACCACTCTGTCTGTGGCTAACCAAAAGCATATCGGCGTGAACTTTACTTCCGCCGAACTGACCATGCAGTTGGACGACTTCGCAGAACGTGTGCTTAAGCCGCGTATCTCCCAGTTGGCCTCCAGCATTGACGCTGACGTTGCCAATGCATACCGCACCATCGGTAACACTGTCGGCACACCAGGCACCACTCCGGCCACTTCTTTGGTGCTGTTGCAAGCCCAGCAGAAGCTCAACGAGAACGCCGCTGTGATGTCGCCACGTTACGCTACCGTGAACCCAGCGGCCAACGCTGGCTTGGTTGAAGGCATGAAAGGTCTGTTCAACCCAACAGACACTATCAGCAAGCAATTCAAGAACGGCATGATGGGCACTGGCGTGTTGGGCTTTGAAGAAATCAACATGTCTCAGTCGATCAAGCAGCACCTTACTGGCTCACGTAGCGCCAGCGCTTCCACACTGGTCAAGACCCCTGGCGTTACTTCCGAAGGTTCATCGACCATTCTGTTGGAACAAGGTTCTGTGTCAACAACAATCAATGCTGGTGACGTGTTCACCATCAGCGGTTGCAATGCTGTTAACCCACAGACCCGTGAGTCCACTGGTTCGCTGTTCCAATTCGTGGCTTTGACTACTGTCACTGCTTCGTCTGGTACTTGGACTGTGACCGTTGCGCCTATGTACTCTGCTAACCATGCTCTGGCTACTGTAGATGTGCTGCCCGCAACTGGCGGTGTCGCAACCTTCGTGGGCGCTGCATCTACACAGTACGCACAGAACTTGGTTTACCACAAGGACGCCATCACTTTCGCTACAGCCGACTTGCTGCTGCCACAAGGTGTTGACATGGCTGCCCGCGCAGTCCACAACGGCATCAGCCTGCGTATCGTTCGTCAGTACGACATCAACAACGACCGTATGCCTTGCCGTATTGATGTGCTGTATGGTTACAGCACCATCCGTCCACAAATGGCTTGCCGCATCTGGGGCTAAACCGAATGGGGCTTCGGCCCTGTTTCTTAACTTTTTTTTAAGGAAATTATCATGGCTCTTCCAAATGGCGCAGGCGGTTACCAACTCGGTGACGGCAATATCGGTGAAGCTGTTCTGTCGGTTCAAGGCGCTCCTACTGCCGTGGCTGCTGCCGCGACAATGACGGCTGCTGAACTGTCTAATGGCTTGTTTGTGTTCAACGGCGCTGCCGGTAATCTGACTTTGCCCACCGTGGCATTGGTAGAAGCCGACATCACGGCCGCAGCAAAAGTTAACGCTTCCCTTGACTTCATCATCATCAATATCGATGCTGCCGGTTCTGATTCAGTCACTTTGGCTGCTGGCACTGGCTGGACACTTGTTGGTGTTGCTGCGGTTGCTGTTAATACTTCGGCCCAATTCCGCGCCCGTAAAACCGGCGAAGGTACTTGGACGGCGTACCGCATTGCTTAAACCTAACGGGGGCTTCGGCCCCTGTTTTTAAAGGAACATCATGGCAAACACAAAACCTGTTGGCGTTGCATACGAAGACCCGTACTTGGACGGCGCGGTTATCAACAACTCAACTATTACTGGTACGGTAACGTCTACTGCGGTGTCTAACATCGCCGTAACAAACGCTACCACCGGAAGTAGCAATGCTGCTGCATCTACCACCACTCTTACCCTCACGGGTGTGGGCGGTGTGGGTTGGGCAAGCAAGTCAGACTTGGAAGCAAATGTTGCGCTGGGCGCATACGCTAACGGTCTATACGGCTATCTGGAATTCGGCGCAAGTGGCCGCGTTACTGGTTTGGCTTCGGGTACTGTTGGCGAAATTGTTTTGTCTGCTGGCTGTACACAAGGTACTTACGCTGCGTTTGAAGCTGAAATCGGTATGCCTAGCGGCGCTGTGACCGGCACAAACACATCGTTTATGTACTTGAGCACTTATGGCGCTGATAAAGCAACATTTGACACAAGCGGTACTTTGTTCAATCTGGCTGGCGTGACTAAGGGTTCGGGTAAGTTCCTTCAAGACACAACATCCGGTTCAACAGCCCGTCCGGTTCAGGTAATTAAAGTGGTCACGCCTGATGGCATTCGCTATCTGCCGTTGTACTCTACGCCTGTAATCGCTGCTTAAAGATGATCACTCGCGAAGTAATACTAGAGCGAGTGCAAAGTCTGCAAAAACAAGCCGAGCGTTTGCGATCCGATTTGGACGCAACGCTTGGTGCGTTACAAGATTGCGGATATTGGCTTGAACAGTTAAAACAACAGGAAAACATCAATGCCAGCGATCTATCTCAGTCACCCTGATCATGGCTGCAAAGTTGCCACAATGGAACTTGAAGCTGAATACGACGAAAAAAACGGCTGGACACGCTACAATCCAGACACGCCTTTAGAACTTGAAGCGGCTCCCGTAAACGTGCTGGAAGTCAAACGCAAATACACCCGTCGAACCGAAGTTGTTGAGGGTGCAACCGAAGGAATCTAAGCATGGCTACGTACACCGCGGGTGAACAAATTAACCGAGCATTGCGCTTGCTAGGTGTACTGGCTGAAGGTGAGACACCTTCAGCAGACATGTCAAACGATGCGTTGACTGCGCTCGATCAGATGATCGATTCATGGAACACCGAACGGCTGTCGGTGTTTGCCACGCAAGATCAGATTTTCACTTGGCCTGCCGGCGAAATCACACGCACGCTTGGCCCCACCGGCAACTTTGTCGGCCTGCGCCCCGTGCTGCTGGATGAGGCTACGTACTACCGTGACCCAGGCACGAACGTGTCGTTCGGCATCAAGTTCATTAACCAGCAGCAGTACAACGGCATCGCGGTCAAGACTGTGACCTCGACGTACCCGCAGGTAATTTTTGTCAATAACACCTACCCTGACTTTACGATGACGGTGTATCCGCGTCCTACTCGGGACTTGGAATGGCACTTTGTTTCGGTTGAAAAACTAAACCAGCCCGCCACGTTGGCAACGCAGATGCTATTCCCGCCGGGCTATCTGCGGGCGTTCACCTACAACTTGGCAATGGAAATCGCGCCAGAGTTTGGTGTCGAGCCAAGCCCTCAAGTGCAGCGCATTGCCATGACCAGCAAGCGCAACCTCAAGCGCATCAACAACCCAGATGATGTGATGTCGATGCCTTACGCCATTGTCGCCACGCGCCAGCGCTTCAACGTCTACGCCGGTAACTATTGATGAAGACGCCTATATTGGGCAGCAGCTATGTGGCCCGCAGCGTCAATGCTGCGGATGCCCGCATGGTCAACCTTTTTCCAGAGGCTATCCCCGAGGGCGGTA